TTCTTTTCTTTGTTTAACTAATTGTCTAATTCTTTTTTGAGCACCTTTGGTATCTATACCTTCTAATTCTTTTGGCTCTTCTGGTTTTACCTCTTCTTTTACTTCTTCTTTAGGTTTTTCTTTTTCTTCTTTTATTTCTTCTGCTTTTGTTTCTACAGGTTTCTCTTCTTCTTCAACCTCATATTCTATTTTTTCTTTTTCTTCTGGTTTTTCTACTTCTACCTTGTTCCACTCTTCTGACATTTTATTTCCTTTCGTTGCTAACGATACATCCGATTTACGTTAATAATGTAATTATACAATACTTTTTTTAATTACACAATACTTTAATTAGATAAATTATAAGTAGGGTCTAATGTTTTTGGGTTTTCTACTTTCATTATAATCTGGTCATCATATAATAAAATAAACTTTACACCTTTATATTTTATCTTTTGACCTGCATGTTTACCATAACATACGTAATCATTTAATTGACACCAAGGTCCTTTTTGAAATTTTTCCATATCATGATAAGCTAAATCACCTATTGCTACAACTTGACCAACAGTTGTAAGATATGCCATATCATCTCTAGTAGAATCTGGTAAAAATATTCCACCCTTAGTTGTTTGTTTAATACTAACAGGTCTAATTAAAATATGATAACCTGGTAGTTCTGGTAATACATCTGGATTAGGTAATTCTTCTTCTGTAATCCACATGTCATTTTTTATGGCACGACCCATAGTTACGTTCTGCATTATTCCTCCTCGTTATGATACATTCTTTGTATTATTGTTTTTAAAGTATCCATAGACCATTCTACACCTTGGATACGACCTACTGCTTGTTTGTAGCCTGCGAGAGTATCTATATTTCCACTGGCTACAGAATCTTTTAATGATTGTACTTCTTGTTTATACTTATTCAGTATCTCGTCTAGTATTTCCATTATTCATTTGTTCCTTTATAGCTTCAGACATAAAATCTATTAACTTAAAACTTCTTGTTCTATCATCAACATCATCTAGCTCAGCTACTTTTTTCATAGCATCTGCTCTAATTTTTTCTAAATCTATTTCTGCTTTTTGGTCAGCTATAACAGTCTTTGTTAATAAGTCAAGAGACTTCATAGTTTCTTTACTTGCTCTATCCATATCTCCTTTTTGTTTTTTCATCATAGCAGTTTGACCTGCAACTGCAGAATCTTTTAATAATTTCATTTCTTCTATTTCTAATTTTTGAGATTCTAATGCAGCTTCTGCAGAATTTTTAGCAGAAGACATTTTAAGTTTTTCTTTTTCTAGTTCTACTTTAGCTTGTTCTAAAGCAACCATTTGTTGTTCAGGTGATTGTGCCATACCCATAGCTTGATTAGCATTTAATACTTGTTGTGCTGCTTGTGCCATTGCCATCTCTACAGCTTGTGGATTTTGCTGACCTGCCATATTTGTAACACCACTAATTTGTTCTTGATATTTCATAACAGAGTGCTCTTGTATATTTGCTTCAAGTATTGGTTTAATTCTAGCCATAATAGGATTAGCACCATTCATAGGGTCTTGTAAATATGCCATCTTAGTTTGAATATGGGCATCATGATTTTGACCTGCAAAAGCTGCTATTGGTATACCTTTTGTTGCTGACATAATATCTGATACTGGGTCCATAGGTTGTGGTTTCTTTTTAGGAGGTAGTATCTTTTCAAGATTAGGCATATTAGCAGCATTTAATATTGTCCTATTTAATTCTTCTATATTAAACATACCAGGAGGGGACTGTTGTGCCATTTGGAGAGCCATCTGTGCAATCATCATCCTATGTGCATTAGAAGGAATGTTAGGGTCTGATACAGGGATTACATCAACCCTACCATCAAAATCCTTTTTAAATACACTTTGTTCAGCAAAAGGAACCTCGTAAGGATATTCCATTGGTAAATAATCATAATCTATACGTGCAAGAATTTTAAACTCTTCTCTTTGAGAATGATGTAATCTTTTATGTATAGATGAAAAGAATTTACTAGAAGCTTCTAATAATGCCATTGTTGTTCCTACAGGACCATAAGATGCTGCATCAGAAACAATTTGTTCTGTACTATCAGCAAATTTTTGTCCTGCTTGTGTAACAAAACCTAACATTTGAAATAGAGTAGAGGAAGGTTCTTTATAGGGGAGAGGTATGATTGCCTTACTCAAATCTACACCAGTAGCTTCTATCTCTTTAAATTCACCTGGACTTATAGGTTCATTGTCTCCAACTAACCTAACTCCTTTTGCTTTAAATCCTCCTGGTAAGTTTGCAAATTGACCTGCGTCTACTAAGCTTCTCATAGCTGCTGTTGCAGTCATAGTTAAGTTGCCTAGAAAGTGCATCAAGCCAAACCCATAAAATCCAAAACCAGGAACAAACCTGTAATGAACAAAATGGGAAATCTTTTCTTGTTTCTTATCATCTTTTTGATAGTTACGTCTAATACTTAATATTTCTCTTGATTGCTCTTCTACAGTAATAATATATGGAAGAGCATAATCTTCTTCTATTTCTAAATAACAATGTTGTTCTAGTAATGTATATTGTGGGTCACTATCTTGAGTAGGAGATAATCCTAATATTGTATCCATCTTTGAAGATAAAGATGTAGGATTAGGATTAGTAGCTTCAGGTAAATCTATTTCTCTATAAACTCCTGAACGCATATCTCTAGCTAAGTCTACAGGATTGCGATAAATAACATGTGTATATCTATCAGCTTTTCTTAAATTAGATGCATAATAAGAAACATAAAATTGGTCTATAGGAATAAACTCTGATACTGGTCTTTTTAAAGTAGCATCATAATAAACTTTTTTAAATGCAGAACCTATTAAAGGTAAATGAAATAACATTCTTTCAAACTCATCAAAATATTCAGGCATCTGCTCTGTCACTTGATAGTTCATAAAGTCTTTTACTCTATTTGCTTGTTGTTCTCTTTCTGCTGTTGACTTTCCTATTATTTGAGTTTTAACAGGACCATTAGGAGGGAATAATTCTTGTATTGCTTTTGATTGAAACTTAACTGCTGATTCAATTAACATAGGATGTACTGCTGTACATGCACCTTCAAAAGGTTCACTAGCATCTTCTATTTTTAATCCTAGTAAATCAAATCCTCTTTCAAACATAGATTCCCATTCTGCTCTAGAATCTTTATCTGCAGAATAATTATCTATTACATTTGAAGATATTTCTTGAAGTTCTTCTTCATTTAAAGTATCAACTAAATTACCATACCATTCTTTTGTAGGTTCTTCAGCTTCCATTTCTATTGTTGTTTGTGTAAAATCTACAACCACTCCACCATCAGGTTCTACTTCAAATGTAGCATCTGTATCTTCTACCTTATTTGGTATTTGAATAACATTTTTTATTTCTTGTGGTATTTGTTCAAATGGATTTTTTTCTGTTGCCATTACTCCCCCTTACATACACACGTCATCATAGTGTGCATTACAGCTTCTTCTATAATTATTTAAATCTGAAGCTGTTACTTTATGAATAAATAAATTTTTTATGAATTGTTTCCCTGTTTTTAATACTGACATAATTCCCCTTTAAAACATAATTATACCATTATGTTCTCCAATACGCAACCTTTTTTTTACGAGGTGCATCTTCCCACTCTGGGTCTTCAGGATGTTGTAAATGCCAAGACTCTTTCATATAGTGTATTGCCATAGTCATAGCATCTACTTGGTCATCATGAGCAGCATTAGGAAAACGTAACATTTCTTGTAATAAATCTTCTGACCATTTTTTATTTTTAGGTATCCATACTCTACCTGCTTCTATCATAGGAGATGCAGCATGTACTCTAGCTACCTTATCTCTATCAGGTATATATTCTAATATTGGCAATCCTGCTCTACGCATATCTTGAATTAGTGATTGTCCACTAGCTTTTTTTTCTATCATACAAACATCAGGTCTATATTCATAATATAATTGTTGTGATATACGTCTTAGTTCTGGATATTCAAATCTACCTTTTATATTACCAAGTAAAATTAAATTACCTTTAAAATTTTCATATCCATATTCATCTTCTTCATACTGCGTAAATATTCCCCATGTTTGTATTACACTAAAGTCTGCTGTTGTCTTTGTAGAAAAAGCAGTATCAAATGTTTGTATAATAAAATCACATGTTGGAGGAGAATCATATTCCCACCATTGTATCCAATCTTTTTTTATTAAACCACCTTCATCAGGTGTAGGGTCTTGCATATATAATGCATTCCAATATCTTGCTCCATTAGATGCTTTTATTTCTTGTTCATCTATAGCTAATATATCATCTGATTTCCATTCAGGAAAATAACTAGAACCAACAGGTAACTGTAATAGTTCTGCAGATTGTTCATCTAACCAAGCAGGAATCTTAACAACCTCCCAAGGTGAAATAGCATATTCATCTTGTTGTTTTAATAACCAACCACACAAATCATCATAGTGATACCTTGTGTTAATAATTAAAATAGAACCATTAGGCATAATACGAGTTCTTAAACCTGCAGGATACCATTCTTTAACATATCTACGACCTGCTTCAGAATAAGAATCTTCTTCAGACATAACATCATCTAGTATAGCTATGTGAGCTCCTCGACCTGCTATCTGAGATTTAACACCTGCTGCATAATAACTACCACCTTGATTTGTTTTCCATTTACCTGCAGCTCTAACATCCGTTCTTAATTTAACACCCTTAAATATATTTTGAAACTCTTCAGAGTCTACAACATCTCTAACAGACCGACCAAAGTCTGAAGACAACTGGTCACTATGAGAAACAGTTAATATCTCATGTTCTGGATTACGACCAATATACCATGCAGGAAACAATTTAGAACAAATAACAGATTTAGAGGAACGTGGTGGTAAAAACACCATTAGTCTTTTTATTTGACCACTTTCTAATTGTTTTAATTTTTCTGATATTACCTCTATGTGACGACCCATCTTCCAATCAGAAACAAGTATAGGAGCAATCTTCCTAACAAATGTTATAAAATCAGATTTAGAATCTTGTGTTATTTTTAAATTAAGATAATTATTTAAATTAATATATGGTGATGTAGATATAGTCTCTATAGTTTCCAAAGTATTTAAGACCTTTACATTGTTATATTGTTAAGTTGTTATATTGTAATAATATAAAACTATAATATTTAATTTTAAATACCTCTTAAACTATATAGTATTATATTATT